GTGGCGCTGAGTGACACCAAATTAAGAAGCATCAATGGCAAAGCTTACAACGGACCAGCGGAACTCACCGATGGTGACGGTCTGAGCGTTCGCATCACTCCATCTGGCACGATTACATTTCAGCACCGCTACCGCTGGAATGGAAAGCCTGTGCGTCTCACTGTCGGTCGCTACCCTTCAACATCATTGAAAGATGCCCGCATTGCCGTTGGTGAGATGCGTGGATTGTACACGAAGGGGGTCAACCCAAAAACCTATTTTGCCGTAAGTACTGGTGAGCTGACTCTGAAAGAGTGTCTCGATAACTGGTGGGAAAAATACGTTAAAGGCCTCAAACACAATACCCAGGTGCTGTACAAATCGGTTGTGTACAACACCATGTACAACGAGTTTGAGGATGTGCCCGTTGCTAACATCCCTGTATCAGCCTGGGTGCAGTTTTTTGATAAACAAGAAAAGCTGAACAAGAAAAAAGCCCGCGTTCTGTTGCTTCAACTCCGCTCCGTCATTCACTGGTGCATCAGCCGACAGCTGATACCCTCATGTGAAATTACAAAACTCAGTGTCAAAAATATCGGTAAGAAGCCTGATGTTGGTGATCGCGTTCTGACCTACAGCGAGCTGGCAAAAATCTGGCTGGCGCTTGAGAACAGCAAGATCGTTACATCCAACAGGCTACTGCATCAGATGCTGTTGCTTTGGGGTGCTCGTTTGTCTGAGCTTCGCCTGGCTAATGCTGCTGAATTTAACACCACAGATTGGATATGGACCACGCCGTCCGAACATTCAAAGATGGGGAACATCATCAGGCGTCCGATCTTCGAACAAATGAAGCCTATGGTTGAGCGCCTTCTTAACAGTGGCAATAAGGTTTTGTTTCCGGGGCAGGAGCTTGATAAAGCCATCGACCGCTCTTCATCGAATCTGTATATGCGTAAGCTGAGAGAGACGATTGATATTCCTGAATGGCGCACCCACGACTTCCGCCGTTCTTTGGTGACTAACTTATCAAGTGAAGGGATCATGCCCCATGTCACTGAGAAAATGCTGGGGCATGAACTTGGCGGTGTCATGGCTGTGTACAACAAACACGACTGGCTGGAAGATCAAAGAAAGGCATATGAGGCGTACGCAGATAAAATATTCTGGCACGTCAAACAGCTCGGTTAATCCCGCCATCACAAATCCATTTCTCCACCGCTCTGCGGCTATAACGCGCCGGATGCGTTAGCACTGGCGCAGGAAAGCCATGCTGCTTACGCAGCCGCCAGAGTGCTGTTCTCGCCTTACCAATTTCGGCCATAACTTCTTTTTCACTCATAAAGTCGTGGTGCATATTGTTCTCCACACATTCCTGCTGCATCAGGATTTTCAAAATTAATAAATTTTGGATTTATTTTAGCCATACAAAATCCACTGGGTGGCTAACAATCTGCTAGCCAGCAGATTTTATCTGATCTGAAAAATCCCTAGAAAGATCTTTGTATTGATTTACAAGAACACGCTTATCTCTAACCGAATTCCCATTATTTTCCAAGAACTCGGCTAATTTTTCTTTGTGGATAATTTCTTCCCAAACAGCGAATGGAAGTAAATCCCACATGTAATTCTTCAGCTCGGTCTTTTGAGTTTCTAATTTTTTAAGAGATACGTATCTCAAAAATAGTGGCGGTGAGTAGCTTTTTATGTATTCATGTGCTTTGCAACAGCTTGTTATTACTGTTCCAAGGCTTTCCCTTGATGACTTTAATACGTTATCCTTTGTGGCATCGTTGCACCTTTGAATATAAAGGTTCAGCGTTTGCCTAGTTTGCAAGTCATAATTAAACTTAAGCGATGCACAGGCTAAAATTAAACTGCATAATGCCACTATGATAGTCATTTCTTTATACCCCCGCCCTTGATATTAACTGTGTCTATCAACATTAAGACTCCGATAATTAGCGATTATAGATGATTGCTATCATTGACGCACTAATCCCGACAGAATCAGATTTATAAAAAATGATGATTTCCTATGATGTGAATATTAATATCCTTCCATTTCATCGTTGAAAGTGTCACAGAATAATAGCCATCCTTGTTGCCGCATGCATTCCTGCATCAGGTTTCTGGTCGTGACAAGTCACGGTGTGCCGATCTTCAGTTTCAATTCGTGCCAGCCGCTGGTGGCCCAGCATGCTGCTTCACCCTGGCAGGGACATGACTGCACCGGCAGGTGCTCTTTGCACTTTCCGCACTGCTGGCGGGCCAGCACCTCAAGTTGCTGCTCCAGCTCAGCGGCATCCTTCCGGATTAACAGCGCTATGTACTCGTTCAGCTCATACGGTTCACGACCGGGGCGGCGTGCGGCGCAGTTATGCGCCAGCATCTCCAGTTCCTGACTATCCAGCGTCAGCTCCAGCTTTTTACCACCGGCAGCGGCCTGTCTGGCACGCTGCGCGGCTTTGCGTTCGGCGGGGGATTTAGGCATTGGACAAGTCCCCATATTGAGATTCATACAGTTTCAGGCGGTAAGCATCCGTCCGGTACTGTTTGATCTCTTCCCGTAGCCTATTTACTTCCGCAGCGGCCCGGTTGTATTCCCGATTAGCACTGCGCACCATCTCTTTGGCCTCTTCTGGATCGCCAAACCTGACCAGTGAGTGAGCCATCATGTCTAACTCAAAGCGTAAATCAGCCGGGTGCTGCCAGAACAGCGCCATATCACGCGCCGGTCCGTAACCTCCGACCTTGTGACAGCACACATGGCCAGCCTTCAATTTTACGTGCCCACGCTGATTTACCCACAAAAGCCCCCATCCGTGGGGCAGGTCAGGGATATTAATCAGACCTTCCGGGCAAATGTAATAGCGGTATGTCCCCATGCCAGGGCTGGTGCCGTTTCTGTGGGGTTTGGCACGGTCAGCAAGGAAGTCAGAGCGGCTTACTTTGCTCTCAACAACAACTGAGCCGCCGTCATATCCCCAGCGGTAGCCGAAAGCATCCGCACGCTCTCCTCCGAAAAGACCACCAACCTCAGTCAGTGCAACCTGACAACCTGGCCCGTTGTTACTCAGTGGGCGTTTTAGCCATTTTGCCGCAATCGAGTTGATTTCTCCGTGAGTCAGCGCCATCACTCCACCTCCACGCGCTTAAACTCAATGACCCACACCCACGGGTTAGCCTGCCAACTTTCATCGCCATAGATGGATTTCCATAGCTTGCTGTAAGCGCTAATTGGGTAACGCTCCCACTCATGCCACGGCCAGCCAAAATCATCAGTGCCGGGGTAGCCGTCACGATCAGGAACGCCGTATTTATAGGTTCGCCCGTCTTTGCTTATTTCAGCCAAACCTTCAGCGATAGCGTCATGCTCATTGATACTGTTCAACCGCTCCACACGAACGCCGGTAATCTCCAGCGTTATGCGGGAAGCCCAGCGCGGCATGTGGATTGATGGCTTCCAACATGATCGGCCATCAACGCAGCCATCATCGTCACCCCACGTAAAACCGCCGTCAGCAGCGTAAATAGCGTGACCAGAGTAATAACCTCTGCCGAATGGCTTCTCATGTACCGCCTTTGCCGGGCGGTCAGGAACGTAATCAATCATCAGGCCATCATCATCGAATGCGTGGCTCACAACAGACCACGTTTCTTTTACCCACAGGCGGTCACCAACTTCACCGAACGGACAACGAACACGGATTGGCTGGTTCAGCAGCGGTGACTTTCCAATAGCCCAGCAGGCTTTGCCTTCGTCTTTCGTGCTGGTACTACTTAAAACCCAGCCGTGGAAATCGTGACTGGATGGCACACCGTTTACGATCCGGCGCGTCTGCGTCTTTCTGCCGTCGAGAACTGCACGAACCATGTCGGCGTTAAAGATGATTGGGCGCTCACGCATCTTCTTCATCCTCTTCCACAGCTTCAACTTCAGTGCCATCGTAAGCAGCCTTCACGCTATTGGCTGCCGCGATAATGGCATTGAACTGGTCAGCATCTACTGTCACACCGGGATATTGGCGAGAAACTTCAAAGCTGATTGCAGTAACCAGCTTCATCTGGTCGATGCGGATAATGGTTTTCATCACTCACCATCCTTAACGGCGCGGAGCCAAATGCATACTGCACCGTCTTCAGTGTCATGGATGGAGCCAACAAACCAGCCTTCACCTTCAGGGCTTTCAGGTTGCCATGCAGAGATATCGCAACCATCTACGGTGGGATCGATCATGTCTTCATCACGATACTCAACTTTCCACTGCAAGCCATGCTCAGACATCCACTGATTAAACTCTGCGGTAGAAATGAATTCACGACCATCACAAAATGCTAGGTAATCAGGGTGAGACCAATAGCCATATTGGTCGCGTTGAACTTCTAAGGGGTTAATGCTCATTGAATCGTCTCCTTAACCCATGCATTCCAGATAAAGCCCGCTGGCAATCAGGCGGGCGCGGCGTTTAGCTGCTTCACTGTGGCGCTTCCTTGCCTCTTCAGAGGAGTCATTCCTGTGGTTGATCACCATTGGCTTGCGTGGCGGTCGAGCAACACGGCGCGGATTTCTGACCAAGGTGTAAGTACGGTCAATAGAGCCACCGCCCAGACAGATTTGATTAGTGGCTTCAACCTGCAGCGTTTCGCCACCTCTGCGCATTATGTGAAGAACTAAACGGTTGAACTCACTCAGGGTCATACCGAGACGTTCTGCCAGCTCGCGGCCAGTTGCCGGGCCTTTTGATAACTGCCAGGCTAACTTTTCACTGAATCCGGCATTAGCCCCGCTGCTGCGCCGGAATTGTGCGACCTTTTTCATGACACCACCCTCAGCGTTACAGTACGTGTGCGAATCAAATCCATTTCCATTTGGGAAATAATGTTGATCGCGTGTGAAATGCCAGGCTGCTGGTGGTTACCCAACGTAGTTACAGCACGGCGGGCTTCGCCGAGAGTTTCACCGCGCAGTGTGCGAATCCACTGATCACATGCTGGGGTGGCCAGCGCTGCGTTCAGGTCATCAATCAGCGTCAGGTCTGCACCTGCAGCCTGAAGCGCGGTAATGGTGTCAGGCAGCACGCTATTGATGCGCAGAACTTCTGCAGCCATCAGATTGGCGCGAACGGTGGCAACATCGAGACGCGATGAAAGCTCGGTCACCATCTTTGCCATTTCGATCAGAGGTGTATCCATCCCGATGTTTTTAGCGAACTGGTGACCGGCAGCGACGACTTCTTTATTCGATTTGAAGTGATGCATGTCATCGCCCTCAGTGAATGGTGATGGTGCTGTTAAGGCGCTCTGCTTCGTTCTGCGCCTTAATAGGATTAGTGATTACTGAACCGTCAGGCATGACCCAGCCGTTGAGGATATGGCTGTAGGGCAGGGTAATGATGCCAACGGTGATATGATCATCAGGCTTTTGCATCTCAGTAGACTCCTGGATAACAAATTTCGTCTGCATCATCAGTGTCGAGCACGAGCAGGCTGTCTCCGTAATAAAGCGCCGCTACCAACTTTTCGAATTCAGTTCGGAACTGAACAGGCCTTTTGCCGAGCGCGTCGCCGTCCAGATTGCCAGCGAATAGGCTGTAAAGAGGGTGACCATCTTCTTCCAACGGGACTGGTGGGCGTTCACTTCGATCAACCCGAAGATGGAACCCAAGGAACACCTCGCACTGGTAAGCGCTGGTCTTGCGGTTGCTTCGGAATGATGAGCCTTCGGTCGTAGGCTCCTTCTCAAAGCCGATGTAAAAGAAGCCATCCCGTTCGTCATCAATGACAACCTGCGGACTCTCCCAGCCGTATTGGGCAGCCTCTTCCTCGTGCTGATCGCAGTAGGCTTGCCATAGCTGTGATGCCTTGATGAATTTCGGCACCTCGTGCGACTTCACAAATCCCACCACATGCTCGCGCATCGAAGTAACCAGTCGCTCAGAAACGGCGTTACCTTCCCACGTCGCAGCCAGCTCTTTTGCCATCAGGAGGTTGTAACGCGGCAGATCGACCAGCTCGCTGATGTTGGCAGGTAACGCGCCTTCCAGAGCCTTCTTCACCGCCTTCGGGAACTCGCCCCAGCGGAACGTGTCTTTAATGGCTTCTTCATACAGGCTGGTGACGTGCTTGCGCACCATGTCAGCGAATTCAGGTGATTTTTCAAACTCTGAGCAGTGAGCTGCAATTGCTGTTGCCAGACTGTTAGCTATATTGTTTTCGTTACTCATTTCTGTCTCCACACACGATTTTTGGTTGCATGAATCCCTTGCCAGTGATGGCAATAAAAAACTTTTGGGATTCGTTTAAGTTGGCTGGTGAGCTACTGCAATAACCCACAGCCCGATTACTCCACACACTTGAAAGGTTGCTGCGGTGCCGGGTGCCTCCCGGTGCTCTGGTCAGACTGACAAACACCAAAGCGGAAACTCTTAGACTGTACGCGTTCGTAGTCAGTCTTCCGCGTGCGCTAGCCGCATTCACCACAACGAAAAGGACACTTACTCCACGTCTCTAAAGCGTTCGAAAACACCCGCTTTGCAAATGCCCTTATCGTTGTGAAAAAGGGCGGTTAAACAAACCCTCATGAGTAACCGCCAACACAGCAATTCAGTACTCTTAAAACGCTGGACCGCGAACTACGTTTTCAACATCACACTGCACACTCACCACACCTGCATCACCACAGCAGATCACATCAGCATCCGGGAAGAGACGCAGAAAGGTAATCAGGTCCCGAACCGTTGTATTCGACATGTTCTTAATCATTTTCACAGCACCGCCCTCACACCACTGCAACTTGCTTAGCGAATCATCCCGATCTTCTTACGCCTCGGGCGGCTACTTCGTGGGCGTCCTGCCTGTTCGCTGTTGATGGACTCATTATTGCCGGAAGTGATAAATCAGTCAACACCGCTAGAGATATTATATTTCTAGCGGTGTTTATGTTGTTGATTGGCCTGCTATTAAAATTTTTTTGAACGCAAAATAATCAATTTTGGTGTGTGCTAATGTGGCTTTTGGGTGTTTTGTGAGCGGAGGCTTTATGACTAAGCAATCAGATGAGCTCTATGACGAGATGTGCAGGGTTGTCGGTGGCGTAGTGTTCACACTTCACGATTATGGGGTTGAGTCGAAGCAGATAGTGATAGCAGATGCTCTCAGAACGGCGCTGGCATCAAAGAACCCGGCCCGCTCTGAGTTGCTTGTCAAAGCAATGGAAGTTGCTGCGAAAGTGCTGGATCGTTAGGCACAAAAAAACCCGCGTTACACGGGCGTCAATTCGTTCAAATGGGGCAAACCATCTGTCAGCGCTAGCTGACGCCAGAGAGAGTACTCATATTCTGATATTTAGGAAATAGATGTTCAATAATTTGTTACGCACAGCACCTTTTGCAGGAAACCCCGATTAGAGATGAAAGCTTAAATTGCCATGGGGAGTGCCGGTAAGCATTGTCACGAGCAAAAAAAATACCTGCACCCGAGGCGGGTAGCAGGCATAAGTTGCGGTGGAGATTGTGAAACTCTTAAACGGCCTCTAAACGTTGTAAACAAGATGCCTGACGAGCCAGCCGTGCATCTCATCAGCCAGTGGTAGGAGCACTAGCCGTCTCACAACACGCTAAAGGTTAGAAGCCAACAAATGTATGACAAGCGTAAGCGGCAGGCTTTTTATTGCAGACATAAAAAAAGCCCGCCGGACGCGGGCTAATCATTACAAAGAATTCAATAGAGAAGCATTTGAGCATCGATTTGCTCAGTCAGATCATCGTCAAAGTTAGTGAAAACTTTAGTCATCAGGGCGGGATGGTTTCTAATATTCCGGGCAAAAAAACCGCTCAGTGGCGGGCTGCAGGATTGGCTGGGAGGGGCATGATTAGAAAAAAGTTGCAGGTGCTGTATGCATAAAAACCCGGCACGGTTGCCGGGTCAAGCGGCTTGTTGGAATGTTGTTACTGGTACCACATCATATTGGCAAATGCCGCAAAATCTTCACTCAAACGTCTCTTCGGGCCACTGAGCCTTAACCACTTTGCCTATGATGCGGCAGCTGTGGTCGCAATCCAGTATTCTGTAGGAAGGATTAAGCGGTACCAGATAGCTCACCCCAGCATCCTTCTCATACTTCTTGAAAGTTACTTCTGAGTCTGCATTAGCAGATGCCACACAGAAATCGCCTGTCTCAACCGGTTCTGCCGGGTCAATAAGAATCAGCATACCTTCCGGGAAGCTTGGACGAACACCCTGCGGCGCAGTCATTGAGTGACCTTTAACTTCAAGCCAGAACGCTTTATCGCTGGCCTTCTTCGTTGTTGGAACCCATGCCTTTGCATCTCTGGAAGTAAAGCTACCAACCTCAGAAAAATCACCTGCCTGGACATAAGTGAACAGGGGATATTCATAGTGATTCGACCTAATGCTTTCTTCACCTATCGACTGATACATATCAGCGATCTCAGCAGCAATTTTAGGACTGAACTCGCCAACACTCACCTTCAAAAATTTGGCTAATGCTGAGGCATTGCTGGGATTCAAAGCGTTTACGCCATTTAGCAAAGATGCGACAGCTGATTGACCTACGCCCAAAGCGTCCGCCACTGACTCTTGGGAAATACCCAACTCAGCTTTTTTGCGCTCATAGATTGATTTCAATCTCTGCGCGTCTTCGATTTGCTCGTTAGTGAGCGGCTTTTTCTTAGCATTCATATGTGAAATTTATCACCGCACGGGATAAATCACTAACACCGCGCGTGTTGACTATTTTACCTCTAGCGGTGATAATTAAGCCTGTCCATTAGGAGATGATTATGAGCCAGAGAATAAAACTCAAAGATTATGTAGAACAGTTTGGCCAGACAAAAGCAGCAACCGATTTAGGCGTTTACCAGAGCGCGATTTTTAAAGCGATTTCACTCAAGCGTGACATCACCGTGATCCTCCATGAAGACGGGACGATTTCAGCGGAAGAGGTGAAGCCGTTCCCTGCAAATCGTAAGTGTGATCACAAGTCTATACCGACAGCTTTCTAATTTTAACCACAGTCAAAAGGGCTTAATCGTGGATCAGAAGCACTGGCAAGTAGAAAAACAACCGGCATGGCTGGTGACAGCAATAAAAAAGACTATCTCAAGTCTTCCGGGTGGATATGCAGAAGCTGCCGAATGGCTGGGCGTGACCGAGGATGCGCTGTTCAACCGCCTGCGCACTAATGGAGATCAGATTTTCCCAATGGGTTGGGCAATGGTCCTGCAACAGGCAAGCGGCACCAAGCACATCGCTAATGCGGTATCCCGTCAGTCAAACAGCGTCAACGTTCCGCTGGTGGACATTGAGGATGTTGATAACGCGGATATCAATCAGCGCCTGATGGAGTCAGTTGAGTGGATCGGTAAGCACTCTGCTTACATTCGCAAAGCAACAGCTGACGGTGTGATTGATGCGGCGGAGCGTGAGCAGATTGAAGAGAACAGCTATCAGGTCATGGCTAAGTGGCAGGAGCATCTGACGCTGCTGTATCGCGTATTTTGCCCGCCAGAAAAGGTGAACGCCGCAGGATTGCAGTCCGCGGCGTTCGATGCGACTAAATCAACGTGTGTGGAGAACTAATCGCGTGATCAATTTAACCAGAAAATCAGGATTACCGCAATTCCGTTGCCTTCCCTCAGCTGGTGGCCGCTTCAGCAGTGAGCCGCTGCGGTATGTACTTAATGTACCCGGCGTCAGCGAAGAAGTTAACCACAGCTTTGTGAGCTGGGCTGTGGGCGATGCTAACCAGCGAATGAAGGCGACCAAATGCGAGAGCTCGACCGAATCTTCCGCGACAAGCGCGGCATCCCTGTGCGGGTCATTCGCTTGGAGCCAGAGAACGACCGGGTTATCTACCTGCGTGACAACTACGAACATGGCGAGTGCTTCAGCTCTCTCGAACGGTTCAGGCAATATTTCAGAGAGGTTGGGGTAAATCATGAGCGTTAAATTATCAGCATTCGTCTGGGACGGCTGCGCATCATCCGGCATGAAGATCACTATGGTTGCCATCATGGCACGCCTGGCTGACTTCTCAAGCGATGAAGGTGTTTGCTGGCCGTCAATCGCTACCATTGCCCGTCAGATTGGCGCTGGTCCGAGCACCGTTCGTACCTCGATCCGCAAGCTGGAAAGTGAAGGCTGGCTGACCAGCACGTCACGCCGCAAGGGTAATCGTAATAACTCCAACATGTATCAGCTGAACATTAAAAAGCTTCGTGAATCAGCTGCTGCTCACCTGTCAGAATCTGAGGCGTCAGAATCTGACACATCAAAATATGACGCATCAAAATCTGATGCACCGAATTTTGACGCATCAAATTTTCACCCGTCAGAATCCAGCAAAAATAACAGTTTTGACCCGCCAGAATCTGGCGACGATCCGTCAGTAAATTCAAAACATGATCCATCAGATAAAAAACCCTTTTGTCAGGTTGCGTCGCAACCAGACGATGAGTGGTCAATTATCAATCGATCACGTCAGGTTTTACGTCACCTCAACAAAATTACCGGCGCAAAGCATACCGAGGCGCAGTCGTCGATGGGTCACATCAAATCCCGGCTGAAAGACAAATTCACGGTGGAGGAGCTTTGTCTGGTTGTGGATTACAAACACGCCCACTGGGAAGGCACCGAGGAATACCAGTACATGCGGCCCAAGACGCTGTTCATCCCCGGCAACCTGCCTGGCTATCTCCAGTCAGCGACCAAATGGGACAAAGCCGGTCGCCCGCCACGCTCTGAGTGGAATGCCCTGAAGCGCAACATGCAGCGGGATATCACTGTGATTCCTCAGCCTGATAGCTCAGTGCCTCACGGCTTTCGCGGTTAACGGGGGACAAATCATGATCAACCACGAATCAAAAATTCTTGAACTGATTACCCGTAACGGCCCGCTGAAGGTCCGCGACCTCTGCAAGCTTACCGGCCTGCATGAGACGTCAGTTAAGCGCTTTATCAAACCGCTGTTCACTAAGGGTCTGCTAAAGCGTGCCAGCGACTGGAGCTACTCGATCAACACCGACCCGTTGCCGGTTGAGAGCGAGAGATACAGTCACAAGGCGAAGCTGGCCGCCGAACTGGAGAGTAAAGGGTTCTGGCTGCGTGCAGCTCAGGTATGGCGTGAAGCAATGCTGGTGGCGAAGTTCGACGCCTCACGCAACGAAGCCAAAGAGAACTGCGACCGCTGCGCTGTGAAGGGCTCACTCAACTGCGGCAGCTATGGCGGACTTGATACCGGCCGCATCATTTCAGCCAGTGTGAACAGGGATTTGTTATGAGAGCGCACCTGAAGAGCCACTACGAGCGCAACGAGATTTTCTATCAGGCCATCCGCACAGCAGTAGTGATGATTGCCGCACTGATTTTTGTCCTGACATGGGAGATGACCACAGCATGAGTACTTTAGCGCGCATTTACGACGACAAGAAAAACAGCGATACCGACATCACCACCCGTAAAACCTACCTGCTGGGCGTTGATGAGCTATATGTCGAAACTAATTACAACATCCGTGATATCGATCAGACCCATGTCGAGGAATTCCGGGACGCCTTTATCGCTGGTGAGCATGTGCCTCCGCTGGCTGTTAAGGTCACGGAGAAGGGCATCAAGATTATCGACGGCCATCACCGCTACTACGGTGCGAAACTGGCACAGGAAGCAGGCTATACGCTGCGCCTTGAGTGTAAGGATTTCGTGGGTAGTGAAGCTGACAGCGTGGCATTCATGGTCACCAGCAGTCAGGGCCGCGCCCTTTTGCCGCTGGAGCGAGCAGCAGCCTATCAGCGACTCGTTAATCAGGGCTTAGAGCCAGCGGAGATTGCCGCCAAGGTTAAGCGTTCTATCACCGACGTTGAACAGCATCTCCAGTTGCTGACTGTTGGCGAGCCGCTGATTGAGATGGTGAAGTCTGGCGAAGTGGCCGCTACCACAGCAGTAGCCCTGCAGCGTGAGCATGGCGTGAAAGCATCTTCGGTAGCTCAGGAGCAGATGCAGAAGGCAAAAGCGGCTGGCAAAAAGAAACTGACTCGCTCAGCAGCTATCGTATCGCCGGTAAAACTGCGCGAAAAAATCCGTGCAGAGCACGCGGCATGGTCACAGGAAACTTTCGGCGACGTTGGGCCGGTCGGACCCCTGAAGCACCTGGCAAAAGAAGCGATGGAAGCAGCTGAAGCGCCCGATGACCTGTCCGAATGGGCTGACCTTCAGTTTCTGCTGTGGGATGCAATGCGCCGCGCTGGTATTACCGAGGAAGAGCTTAACGCCGCGATGGAACTGAAGCTCAGCGTCAACAAGGCCCGCAAGTGGCCCGAACCTCAAGACGGTGAGCAGCGTGAGCACCTGAAGGCCGATAGCGAAGAAGGTGTTCAGTCTGAAAAAGACTATGGCGATGATCTGCCACTGCTGAAGCACGAAATCCTTGAGCAAAGCGGTGTTGAGGTTTGGGCCTGCGTTATTGCCGCGTTCAAAATGAAAGCTGAGTACACCTACAGTGAATCCAAGTGGGCGCACACCTGGGCTGCAGACTCCGTTGAGAATCCTACCTGCGTAACAGTTCCGGCAGAGACTATTGCCAGTGCAGTGCGCCTCATCAAGCAGCATCAGGACGATCTTGAACTGAAGTTGTGGCTGTCAGAGCAGCACGATGATTCAGACGTTGCCACTGAGCAACTGATGCGCTTCTCAGCGGTATTGTCAGAGATTCGCCAGGACCAGCCGTGCACGGTTCAGGAGTTTATCGCGCTGGTAAAGCAAACCGACCGCGACTGCTGGTCAAACATCCGCATGCTGCGTCAGGCAGTCCGCGAGGTGGTTGGTCAGATGACTATCCCTGATGTGGGAGAGAGTGCCGCATGAAGTTAATCCTCCCGTTCCCGCCAAGCGTTAACACGTACTGGCGTAACACCAGAAAGGGAGTATTGATCAGCGCCTCCGGGCGCTGTTTCCGCTCCAACGCATTTGCCGCCGTTCTTCAGCAGCTTAAGCGCCGACCACAGCCGATTACAGTGAACGTGCAGGTTACCGTGCTGCTGTTCCCGCCAGACAAGCGCCAGCGCGACCTAGATAACTACCTCAAAGCCTTGTTCGATAGCCTCACACATGCCGGTATATGGGGCGATGACAGCCAGATAAAACGATTCTCGGTAGAGTGGGGGCCGGTAACCAAGGGCGGTAAATCTGAGGTGGTAATCAGTGAGTTTCAGCCGGTAGCGGCATAGGTCCGCAACTGGTTACATGACCAGTAAAATTGGGTATAGTGAGTGCTGTACTGGTGATTGCAGTCGCCGTGCCAAGGTTGGTCCCGCTCACTTGCAGGTGATGGGGCGGGGCCATTTAAAAATGTTGTTCCAGTGTGTGGAGAGAAACATGCTTAACCAGATTTCTGGTGGCCTCGTGCCATCACGTCCTTTCAATGCCATTCCCGGCATTACCAGCATCGAAATAGCCGAACTTGTCAGCAGCCGTCACAGCGACGTTAAGCGCAGCATTGAAAGATTGGCTGACCGCGACGTTATCCGAAGACCGCCAATGGCGTTTGTCGAAAGAATCAATAACTTAGGCCACGCTGTTAAAGTTGAGACTTACAATTTTGAAGGTGAAGACGGCAAACGAGACAGTATTGTTGTGGTTGCTCAGCTCTCACCAGAGTTCACGGCCCGCCTCGTTGACCGCTGGCAGGAGCTGGAGAAAGGCCAGCCCGCTAAGATTCCACAGACATTTGCCGAAGCACTCCGCTTAGCCGCTGAGATGGAGGAAGAGAAAGAGCGCCTGCAAATCCAGCTGACTGAGGCCGCGCCAAAGGTCGCGTTCGTTGACCGTTATGTTACGGCTTCAGGTTCAATGACATTCCGCCAGTTGGCAAAACTTCTTGAAGCCAAAGAGCCTGAATTACGCCTGTTCCTGATTGAGAGTCGGATTATGTACCGGCTCAGCGGCGTGCTAACACCCTACAGCCAGCATATCGAAGCGGGTCGGTTTGAGGTAAGAACCGGAACCACCAACGATTCAAACTATGCATTTAGCCAATCCCGCTTCACCGCGAAGGGCATTCAGTGGATTGGCGGGCTATGGACGGCGTATAAGGCTGCAGGCGGTGCTGAGTGAGGGCATTACTTACACCTGAAATAGCGCCGCGCACAGGGATTGTGCTATTCAGGCCGGGACCGGAACTGATGAAGCTGTTTAAGTCTCGCGTTGTGATCAGTACTCCGACAATGGACATGGCAGACCTGCCATCAGGGCGGCTGAATGACGGCACACAGCCGCTACTTGATGAACCCTCGCTGATTCCCTTCTTCGGTCACGAGCGTGTGATAGCGGCGGCTGGTGGGCCTATTGCGCTGGCATCTTTCGTCCAGTCATTTGGCTGCTGTCAGTGGGACCAGCCCGAAGCATGGCATCACCATGAGTTCACAGTGTCAGAAATCGAAAACGGCCTGGTGTCACTTTGCTACAGCCACGATAATGAATTCAGGGAAAACGGCGTTCCCGGTAGCCTGGAGAACATCGCCAAAGGCAATACCGCCCTCTGGATAATCAGGGCTGCATGCAGCCAGATGGCGCTCAGCGGTTACCACCAGCTGACATTACCGGAACTGTGTTGGTGGGCCTCACTGAATGACCTGATTGATCTCATACCGGAGGCACCGGCCAGGCGCGTTCTGCGTATGCCAAAAGAGGTTATTCAGGCTGGCGAACTCAAAGAGGCCAGAATTATTCCGGCGCGTCCGGCACGCGAGGTAATTCAGGATGCTGCACAGGTCGTCAAAAAGATAATCAGCCTCCGTGCGGACCCGGAATCACCAGAATCATTCATGAAGCGCCCCAAGCGTAAGCGCTGGGAGAGTGAGAAGTACACACGATGGGTTAAGTCACAGAGCTGCGCTTGTTGCGGCAGACAGGCGGACGATCCTCATCACATCATCGGGCACGGTCAGGGGGGAATGGGGACAAAGGCCCATGATTTATTCGTGATACCGCTTTGCAGGGCGCATCACGACGAGTTACATCGCGACCCAAAACTTTTTGAGTCGAAATACGGCAGTCAGGTTGAGCTGCTATTCAGGTTCCTGGATTTCGCGATTGCAGTCGGCGTTATTGGGACAGATAAAAAATAAAGTGTGTGGAGAAGGTGAGCATGAAAATAGAATCGGCGCTGAAGCATTTCAATCCGAAGAGTCTGCAGATCAGTGACTCTTCCCGTGCAACGGGCAGTGAAGGGCTTACAGGTACAGACCTGATGGCCGCTATCGGGATGTGTCAGTCAAAGTCACCAATGGGAATTGCCGCCGTTCTGGCTAAGTCCGGCGTCAGTGAAGAAGATAAGGATCGTGTAATCGGCCTGCTGATGGTCCATGCACGACGCATTACCCCAAAACTCGTTCTTAAAGCCGCTGGGTCAAAGCTGCCATCGTGTATAAGAGTCCTGTCCAAGCTGGCATATGAAGATTATGTCCGCTCAGCATCAAGCACCCACTCATGCCCTGACTGTGACGGTCGTGGCATCACCAACAGCATTGAACACGTTATGATCCATCCTGGCTGTTCAACACCTGACAACGATAATTACGTTCCGCCAAAATACCGGCTGGAGACGCTGGAAAAGATGTGCGTGACATGTCACGGCAAGGGAGCCGTGACAGAGCGATGCCGGTGCAATGGTACAGGCCGTGTGCGTGACATTGAAAAGTCCAGGCTCACCAACACCATTGTCGAAAAGAATTGTGAGCGCTGCGGTGGCAGGGGATTTACCCGTTCACCGGGTACAAAGGCCTTCAGGGCGATCAGCGTACTCATCCCTGACCTGCAGGAAAGGACGTGGAACCGCAACTGGCGGCCGTTCTTTGATGCGCTGGTGGCTAAGTTAGAGCAGGAAGAGTCTCACGCTGACCAGACCTTTCAGAAAATAACAGGAAATGAAAGATTCCCCAGCCAAAGATAACTGTTGCTTTTGTCCGGGAATGGATTAATATCTCCTCATAGTGGGAATTTTATGAGTCTTCCGCACTAAAAAGATTTATCTGGTTCGCCTTTAGCGGGTCAGTTGCATATTAAGTGGATGTCCGAAAGCCCCGCAGCCTCACCAGCTGATGGGGCTTTTTTATTGCCTTATCCCCTGCAAGGGATGGCGAAAACATTATCCCCTTTATGGGATAAAAGAATTAACCCTGTTGCCGACGGGCAAGGCTTTTACCGCTTTCGCGTCAGGGTTCCCACACAAAGAGGTCGCCACAGAGCGGCCTTTTTTCGTTTTTGCGCACACCAATCAGTCTCCACACACACTTCTGACGCCGTGGTGTTGCGCATTTTTCTTCTGACTACTGACAGCACCTGCCAATTAACGGAGGTGAGGATGAAACGCATGCCGGACAAAGACGTTGGGTTCTGGGCAAGCCTGATTGCCTGGCTTTACGCCCACAAAAACGAAACCGGCTATGCGGGTCTTGCCGGAGTCATGGCGATTCTGAGAGCAACTTACGTTGGTAAAGACGCATGGTCACGCCGTCTGCTTGATGCAGCGATGTGCAGCGTCTTCGCCTTCTTCCTGCAGCCAAGTCTTCAGGTAATCGGTTCGGTGTTCAACTGGCATTTCAGTGAAGACATTACGCGGGTTGCTGCGGTCTTCCTTGGCTTCCTCGGTGTGGACTACGTGTCTACGAAGATACGCCGCCAGATAGATAAGCGATTGGGAGACAGTAATGCTGACAGCCAATAGTTTTCAGCTTGCGACCGGCGTGAGTAATGCGCTGCGTGATGCATGGTATCCCCATATAGCGGCAAGCCTCTCAGCCTTCCAGATAAGCACGCCCTTACGGCAGGCTCACTTTCTGGCACAGACAGGGCATGAGTCAGCCGGGTTCCTGAAGGTGGAAGAGGGGCTGAACTACAGCGAGAACGCGCTGACCGCAATGTTTGGTAAGCGCATCACTGCAGAACAGGCCCGCGCCTATGGTCGTAATGCGATGCATGTGGCTAATCAGAAGATGATCGCCAGCATCATTTACGCAAACCTTAACGGTAATGGTGATGTTGATTCAGGTGATGGTTACCGCTATCGCGGTCGGGGACTGATTCAGATTACCGGCAAAGCGAACTATGAGGCACTGGTGAAACAGCTGGGCGCTGATGTAGTGGCAAACCCTGATTTATTGCTGGGCTATCGATTTGCTGCAATGTCTGCGGCGGCATGGTGGAAGAATCACGGATTAAACGAGCTGGCTGATTCTGATGATGTTATCCGCATCACCAGAATCATTAACGGTGGCACCAATGGTCTGGACGACCGGAAATCCCGCTTATCAAAATCTAAGGGGATTCTATGTTCAACGTAATCGGCTTTATCCGAAACAATTCAGGCCTGGTCATCATTGGTCTTATCTGCGTCGCGCTGTGGGGACTAAACGCCAGTAACTCACAGCTGAAAGCAACGAACGACAGGCTTGAGAAGCTGGCAAACAGCAAAGACGAGCAGATTAACGATCTGCGCTCCAAGAACGATGGCCTGGCATCAAGTGTCACTGAGCTGGTAACAGCCGTTAAGCAGCAAAACGATGTAATGAGTCAGGTCACAGAGCAGCGTGCCGTAACAGCCCAGCAGAACCGGAAACTACAGAATGAAATTAAGCGTTACCTTGCGGCGGATAAGTGTGCTGTTGCTCCTGTTCCCCCTGATGCTGCTGACCGGTTGCGTGACGCAGCAAAAGCCGCTGGTGGAGTACCGGACAGTAAAACAACCTCAGCTAAACCTCCCGGCTGAGCTTACCAGCCAGATTGACGTGCCAGCGCCATCACAGGATATGACGTTCGGTGACAGCGTAAGCCTCAACGCTGAGTTATATGGCGCTCTGGGGCAATGCAACATTGATCGCGCCGCCATTCGTAAAATCGAGTCAACCAGATAGGTAAATACATGAGCGAAGCAAAACCGCAGGACGGCAGCACCGTTAAGGGCTATCGAACGCTCTCTTATGGCGAAATCGGCAAGATGAATCAGTTCAAAGACCTGAGCCGCCAGTTTATTGCTCTGTTGATGGAGCATCGTAACGATATGCAGAGCGACCCAAGCCTACAGAATTCACAGGAAAACTGGGAAGCGCATGAATGGTTGCGGGAAGCACATAAGGATATGCAGCGTGCCTGCATGGCTGCGTGTCGTGCTGTAGCCCGTCCAGACTCAGATTGCTGAGTTCATCACAAGGCGCATTTGCGAGTGCGCCTGATAATGAAATACTGTAGGTAAGATTTATTTAATGTGAACTCATAAGTCTGGCATATTTGTTTTACTTTTGATGAGATTTTTATTTCCCCAAATATCAGACGTGTTGAATTCTACACCATGAATATTTACCAAACCGTTGCGCTCAAATCGCTCATTTGCGTTTTCTTTTGCTGCCATTACGGCAATTATCATGGCGCTAATATAAGATTCAGGCAATGACCAAACCTCACCAATACTCAAGGTTGAACCAGTGGTAATTTGCAGGCGGGGATCTAGCTCCCCTTCATGCATAACTGACGTTCGGCCAAACTTATAAATTGCTGTTGGGAAAGTCACTCCGAAAGCAGCGCAGTTTTTCATTAATGCACCTATAGCGACGAAGGAGATAAATTCTTCTTCGTCTGAAAGAAAAGATTTTATCCTTGATCCGACGCCTTCTTTTGGTCTTCTGATTTTGGCGGTTTTATCTAAAGCAGGGAAAAAATGAACTAAAGCACTCTCATAATCCTTTGAAATAAAACTTTGGAAAGAATGTTCTAACCTTCTACCTATTGAGCTTTGCATATGTTCCACCGTTGTAAAAATAGAAGACATAAATGAGTTAATTAAAACACTTTCCAAAATTTTAAATCATCAGGTGGTTAGAGATGAATAACCCACGAATCTATTCCAGCCGGTGGGAAAAGTCACGGTTATCCTTCCTTAAATCTCATCCTCTCTGCGTCATGTGCCATCGCCAGGGCAGAGCAGTCGCAGCTTCGGTCGTTGACCACATCAAGCCACATCGACTGAAGGAAGCGATTAATGGTGGCAAACAGGACGAGATAGCGAAAGCTCAGAAGCTCTTCTGGGACAAGGCCAACTGGCAACCCCTCTGCAAGCAGCATCACGACTCGACCAAACAGCGTGAAGAGAAGCGCGGTCACGTCATCGGATGCGATGAGAACGGCATGCCGCTCGACCCGTCATCCCATTGGCACAAATGAGAATGAATATCATTTATCATTGTGTTCAGGTGGGTCATCAGGCCAGATGAGAACGATTATCATCACCATCGGGGAGGGCGGGAGCAGAGTTCAGGGGGTAGCGACCTCCTGACCGCCCGCCCCCCTTTTTATGCACAACCGCGAAATGAAAAGTTTTTTTCTGGGAGGTTTTTATGGCCGGAAGACGACCAAAACCGACCCACCTTAAGGTCGTTACCGGCAATCCGGGTAAGCGAAAACTCAACGACAAAGAGCCTGCACCTGCGAGAGAAATCCCCAGCCCGCCGTCACACCTCACTGATTGGGGAAAGGTTGCGTGGGGAAAGCTGACTGTCCTGCTCGACGGGATGGGCGTGCTGACCGTTGCCGATGTGCTGGCGCTGGAAAGGCTCTGTGATATTTACGCCGACATTCTTCAGCTTCGGATCACAATTGCTGAAGAGGGCAGAACCTACACGGTCCAGACCGAAGGCGGATTTCTGATTAAAGCCAACCCGGCTGTTTCAATGCTGGCTGATGCAGACCGGCGATTTAAAAGCTACCTGGTAGAGTTCGGCCTGACACCGGCTGCCCGGTCAAAGGTGAACGTGAATGGTGGAGAAAAAGAAGAAGACCCGCTCAACCAGTTCTTCGGTTGACCCGGCAACGCAGTATGCAATGGACGTTACCAGCGGTGCGGTTATTGCCGGACCAGACATCCGCGCGGCATGCGCCCGTCACCTTCGCGATCTGGAAGAGGGTCCGGGGCGTGGTCTGTTCTGGGATGTGGAAGCTGTAACGCGCGTTATTAACTTTTTTGCTCAGGTTCTGAAGCTGAATGGCGGTGAGCATGAGGGTAAACCTTTCATCCTGCTGCCGTGGCAGTGTTTCATTGTTGGCTCCCTGTTCGGCTGGAAGGCAGAAGACGGAACGCGACGCTTTCGCATGAGCTATATCGAGTCCGGTAAGGGCTCGGGTAAATCGCCACTGGCGGGCGGAGTTGGTCTTTACCTGCTGATGGCAGACAAAGAGCCCCGCGCGGAAGTTTACGCGGCGGCAACAAAAAAAGACCAGGCGATGATCCTGTTCCGCGATGCGGTGACGATGGTCGATCAGTCGCCCGCGCTGGCACAGCGCATTACCAAATCCGGCACCGGCCTGAACGTGTGGAACCTTGCGTTCCTGCAGACGGGCTCATTCTTCAAGCCGATCAGTTCCGATGATGGTCAGTCAGGGCCGCGTCCGCACGGCGCACTGATTGACGAAGTGCATGAGCACAAAACAAATGCCGTTGTGGAGATGATGCGTGCCGGTACAAAAGGCCGCCGTCAGGCGCTGATGTTCCTGATCACCAACAGCGGCCACGATAAAACCAGCGTTTGTTATGAGTATCACGAGTACGGGCGCAAGGTTGCTGCCGGTGACCTGGTTGATGACAGTTTTTTCAGCTTCATCTGTTCACTGGATGAGGGTGACGACCCGTTTAAGGATGAAACCTGCTGGGGCAAAGCTAATCCGTCTCTGGGTCAGACCTTCACGGATAAGTACCTGCGAGAGCAGGTGACACAGGCGCGCGGCATGCCGTCAAAAGAGAGCATCGTTCGCCGCCTGAACTTCTGCCAGTGGGTAGAAGCGTCCGATCCGTGGATTGACAGCGACACCTGGATGAACTGCGAACAGGATTTTGACCCGGAGGATTTAGCGGGTGAAGAGTGTTATGGCGGTTTGGACCTGTCCGGCTCCCGTGACCTGACGGCGCTGGCGCTTTACTTTCCAAAATCTAAAAAGCTTTTGGTTGAGTTCTGGACGCCGAAAGATTCTTTGCTTGAGCGGGCGAAAACTGACCACGTCCCCTATGACGCCTGGCTGCGTAACGGCTTTATTCACGCGCCGCCGGGTAAGGCGGTCAACTACGGTTTTGTGGCGGTGCGCATCGGTGAGCTGGCGGCCAGATACGATATAAAGTGCATCGCGTTTGACCAGTACCGCATCAAGTATCTGGAGCCTGAACTCGAAAGCGAGTCTGTGAGCGTTGACCTTGTTCCGCATGGTCAGGGCTTTTACAAGGCGCAGGAGTCCGGGCTGTGGATGCCACGATCAATTGAGCTTTTCGAAGAGCACCTGAATAACCGGGTGCTCATCATCCGGCCTAATCCCTGCCTGCGCTGGAATGCAGCCTCTGCGGTGCTCGAGGCTGACCAGAAGGACAACCGCATATTTGCCAAAAAGAAAAGCACCGGCCGTATTGATGGCGTGGTGGCTTCCGCTATGGCAATCGGTGCAGCAGAGGATGCGGTGCTGGTGGAGAGCGGTAATCCTGATGACTTTTTTGATGACCCGATCATGGTAGGTATCTGATGAAGGAAAATAAGCAGCCTGGCCGGGTGAAAAGCGCATTACTCAACTGGCTGGGCGTACCAATAAGCCTCACAACCGGAGAGTTTTTCGCTGACTGGCTTGGTAAAAGTAGCAGCGGACAAACAGTGACAGCAGAAAAAGCAATCGGCCTGTCAGCTGCATGGGCCTGTGTTCGCCTGTTAAGCGAGTCAGTTTCAACTCTGCCGATGAAGGTTTATCTGCGCGAGTCCGATGGCTCCAGAAAGCTGGCGAAGGATCACCCCGCTTATCAGGTTTTATGCCGTCGCCCGAACAGCGAAATGACGCCATCACGCTTTATGCTTATGGTGGTAGCGAGCATCTGCCTTCGCGGAAATGCTTTCGTTGAAAAGAAAATGATAGGGAATAAGCTGGTTTCCCTCATCCCACTCCTGCCTCAGTGCATGGTGGTTAAGCGCCTGGACAGTGGCGAACTTCAGTACACCTACACCGAGAATGGCGTTAAACGCATCATCCCGGTTAAAAGCATGATGCACATACGTGGCTTCGGGCTTGATGGAGTCTGTGGTCTGATGCCAATTATGACCGGTCGTGAAGTTTTTGGCTCAGCAATGGCGGTAGAACAGGCTGCCGGAAAAATTTTTGACAACGGCATTCAGTCTGCTGGCTTCTTTTCAACTGATAAAACCCTGACGCCGGAGCAGCGCAAACGTCTGCGGGACAACCTGACAATGTTTCAGGGCTCGAAAAACGCCGGAAAAATGATGATCCTTGAAAACGATCTGAAATTTAACGGCATCACCATGGACCCTGAAGCGGCTCAGATGCTTGAGTCACGCTCGTTCAGTATTGAAGAAATCTGTCGCTGGTTCCGCGTTCCGCCTTTTATGGTCGGACACACGACGAAACAGAGCAGCTGGTCGTCAAGTGTTGAAGGGATGAATATGCAGTTCCTAACCAACACCCTGCGACCTCAGCTGATAAATATTGAGCAGGAAATCTCACGCTGTCTTCTCAATGGCGATGAAGATTACTTTGCAGAATTTGCCGTTGAAGGCCTGCTGCGTGCTGACAGCGCTGGACGCTCAGCTTATTACACCACCGCGTTGCAAAACGGATGGATGTCGCGCAATGACGTGCGCCGCCTGGAGAATCTTCCTCCGATTGATGGAGGTGATATCTATACCGTCCAGCTTAACCTCACGCCGCTTGAAATGCTGGGTAAAGATGGCGACTCGGGCGGAGAGAAGGCAAGGGCAGCGCTTGAAAGCTGGCTTTTCCCGGATCGCTCAGTGACGCCGCAAAACACTTCTGGCACTCAGGTGCCATCACCCTCCGACACACAGGATTAATCAATGACCCTGAAAAGCCTTCCGCGAGCGCCGGAGGGGCGGCCTTCTGCGCGCGAAAAACGCGATATGCCGTCATCTGCCATGGAGCGCTGGAACGGCGGCATTAAAGCCGCAAAAAGTGATGACAACAGCATCTCTGTTTTCGATGTGATTGGCGCTGACTGGTACGGCGATGGCGTTACCGCCAGCCGCATCGCGGCAGCGCTGCGTGCCATTGGTGGTGCTGACGTGACGGTGAACATCAATTCGCCGGGCGGTGACATGTTTGAAGGCCTGGCGATTTACAACCTGCTCCGTGAGTACGAAGGGAAAGTCACTGTTAAGGTGCTGGGCCTGGCTGCTTCTGCTGCCTCCATTATCGCGATGGCTGGGGACGAGGTTCAGATTGGCCGCGGCGCTTTCATCATGATTCATAACTGCTGGGTGTACGCGGTAGGAAACCGTCACGATCTTGCACAGGTGGCTTCTGACATGGAGCCCTTCGATAAGGCCATGAACGATATTTATGGCGCGCGAACAGGTCTGGACGCCGAAGCCATTGAGGCAATGATGAATGCGGAAACCTATATCGGCGGCAGTGATGCGGTTGAAAAAGGTTTTGCCGATCGCCTGCTGGCGGCAGATGAGATTGCTGATGACGATGACAGCCCTGCAGCTGCGCTGCGCAAGCTGGACGCGATGCTGGCAAAAACCGATGCTCCTCGCTCTGAGCGTCGAAAACTTCTCAAAGCATTAACTGGCAGCAAGTCAGGCGCTGCTGCCACCCCTGAAGGTATGCCGGGCGCTACCGACGAAATCAACCCCGAAAATATTGCTCAACTTAAAAACGCGCTGGCCGCGTTCGGCTAATAAGGAATCACCATGTCAGATGTAAATGAGTTACTGAAAAAAGTATCTGCAAAGCTGGAAGAGGTGTCCGGCACCTTCAGTCAGAAAGCTGAAGACGCACTGAAAGAAGCTAAGAACTCTGGTCAACTGTCAGCGCAGACCAAGGAAGCGGTAGACAAAATCGCGACTGAGTTCAATGCGCTGAATGAAGCGAACAAAGCTCTCAAGGCATCAGTGGGCGAGCTGGAGCAGCACGTTGCGCAGATGCCCCTGGCTAACGCGAAAAAGACCATCGAAACCGTAGGCCAGACCGTGATCAGCAGCGAAGCGCTTAAAGCGTTCTCGGCCAGCGTTGAAGGTGGTAAGCGTGTCAGCGTTCCTGTTAATGCAGCGCTGCTGTCAACTGACGTGGCAACCGGCGTAGTTGAACCTCAGCGCATTCCCGGTATCGACACTGCGCCCAAACAGCGCCTGTTTATCCGCGATCTGATTGCGCCGGGCCGCACATCTTCACCTGCAATTTTCTGGGTTCAGCAGACCGGCTTTACCAATGCCGCCAAAGCTGTGGCAGAAGGTACTGCTAAGCCTTACAGCGATATAACGTTTGCGACTCAGATTACGCCGGTCACTACGATCGCGCACATGTTCAAAGCATCCAAGCAGATTCTGGATGATTTCGCTCAGTTGCAATCGACTATTGATGCAGAGATGCGCTACGGCCTGAAGTATGTCGAAGAGCAGGAGATTCTGTTTGGCGATGGCACCGGTGCGCACCTGAAAGGCATCGTGCCGCAGGCGTCCAAATTTGCTGCTGCATTTGCAGTTGAAAAGCAGAACGGCATTGATGATCTGCGTCTGGCAATGCTGCAGGCGCAGCTGGCACGGTTCCCGGCATCTGGCCACGTTCTTCACTTCATTGATTGGGCGAAGATCGAGCTGACCAAAGATACGCTGGGCCGTTACATCCTGGCTAACCCTTCCGCGCTGACCGGTCCGACTCTGTGGGGCCTGCCTGTCGTGGCCACTGAAACAGCAGCGTTCCAGGGTAAATTCCTAACGGGTGCGTTTAATGCTGCGGCGCAGTTGTTTGATCGCGAAGATGCCAACGTGGTCATTTCCACCGAAAACTCAGACGACTTTGAGAAGAACATGATCTCAATCCGCTGTGAAGAGCGTCTGGCGCTGGCTGTCAAACGCCCTGAAGCATTCATCTACGGCAGCTTTACAGTGCCGGCAGCAAGCTAAACGTCACCGGGCGGCTTTCGAGCCGCTTTGAAGGAGAAAAGCATGAAACTGCTTCTGATTAAACCAAACTATTTTGGCGGTACAGTCGTTTCTGAAGGTAACACCATTGAGACCACCGAGCAGCATGGTCGTGAGCTGATTAAGCTGGGCTATGCCAGTGAGGTGGATGACAGTGCAGCGGAGAAAGCGGCAGCTGAGGCGAAGAAAAAAGCCGAAGCTGAAGCGTTAGCGAAGGCTGAAGAAGAGGCCAAAGCAAAGGCCGCTGCTGAAGCGCAGGAAAAAGCGGATGCTGAAGCCAGCGCGAAAGCGGCAGCTGAGGCGAAGGAAAAAGCCAAAAAATAAGGCGTTGTCATGCTGCTGACACTTGAAGAAATAAAACAGCAGTGCCGTCTTGATAGCGACTTCACGGAAGAGGATCGGCTGCTTGAGCTTTTTGCGCTGGCAGCCGAGGCAAAGGCGGTGACTTACCTCAATCGCAATCTTTATAAAACGGTGGCAGACGTTGCGCCTCTTGATACGGACGGCATGGTGATAACCGAAGATATCCGCCTTGCGCTGCTGATGCTGGTCAGTCACTGGTATGAGCATCGCAGTTCAGTGTCAGAGCTGGAGATGACGGAGACGCCGCAGGCGTTTGAGTTCCTGCTCTATTCGCGGCGTCTGCCGGTGTCGGGGTATTAGCATGCAGCGACGCTCATCAAATACCAGCGCTGTTTACACGCTGCCCGATCCCGGTGAGCTAAATAAGCGCATTCACCTGCGCCAGCGCATCGACCAGGCGGCGGCGGACTACGGCACAGAGCCGGTCTATCAGAATGAAAAGGACGTGTGGGCGAAAGTCCGGCAGGTGGGTGCCACTACCTATCACGAATCTGTTCAGGCTGATGACACCATAACCCACTACATGACCATCCGTTACCGTCGTGGCATCACGTCAGATTTTGAGGTGGTTTACGATGGTTATGTGTATCGCGTCAAGCGCCTTCGCGACCTCAACTCTGCCGGTCGTTACCTGCTGATGGAGTGCGAGGAGCTGAGGGCTGTGGAAAGCGACGGAGAGATGTATGGCTAAGCCGCTTCTGCACGTTGATTTTCAGCAGCCAAAAGACCTCACTTTTAACCGTGCAAAAATGCGCCGCGCCTTTATTCAGATTGGTCAGGTGCATATGCGCGATGCCCGCCGTCTGGTTATGCGTCGCGGTCGCTCTGCGCCGGATGAGTATCCGGGATTCAGAAGCGGCAGGCTGGCGCGGTCCATTGGCTATTACGTTCCCCGCGCATCAAAAAGCCGTCCGGGCTTGATGGTGCGCATTGCGCCAAACCAGAAGCGTGGTGAGGGTAACCGCCTTATCGAGGGTGACTTTTACCCGGCGTTTCTGTTCTACGGCGTGAAGCGTGGGTCTAAGCGCAAAAAGAGCCATCACAAAGGGAAATCCGGCGGTAATGGCTGGCGCGTTGCTCCGCGTAAAAACTACATGACCGAAGTGCTTGAGGCGCGCAAAACGTGGACGCGCTATGTGCTGACCCGTGCGCTGCGTACCTCCCTGCGTCCTGAAAGGAAAAAGAAATGAAGCTATCACTGGTGATCGCCGCTCTCCGGGCGCGATGTCCGATGTTCGCGGGCAACGTAGCCGGGGCGGCTGAATTTAAGTCTATCCCCGAAACCGGGAAGATGAAGCTGCCTGCGGCGTATGTGGTGCCGACCGAAGAAGTCACCGCTGAGCAGAAGTCCCTGACTGACTACTGGCAGAACGTAACTGAAGGCTTTGCGGTTGTCGTGGTGCTGGACAATACGCGCGACGAGCGCGGTCAGGCGGCAGGGTATGACGCCGTGCATGACGTGCGGCAGCAAATCTGGAAGGCGCTGCTGGGCTGGGAGCCTGATCCAGACGCAGGGCCGGTGGCGTATTCCGGCGGTCAGCTTCTGGATATGGACCGGGGCCGCCTTTATTACCAGTTTGAATTCATGCTGACGCGGGAAATCACCGAAGAGGACACGCGTCAGCAGGATGATCTCGACGCCCTGGACGAGCTGAAAACGGTCGAAATCGACGTTGACTACATCAATCCGGGCAATGGTCCTGACGGCATTATCGAACACCACACCAAAATCAACCTCAGCGAGTAAATCATGCAACTCAGACCCAAGCGCGGACGGTCAGTTCCTGACCCTGTCCGGGGCGATCTGCTGCCTTCAGAAGGCCGGAACGTCGAAGAGAGCAGCTACTGGCACCGCCGCATTGCGGATGGTGATGTCGAAGAAGTCAGCGCGGAAGAAGAAAAGCCCGCCGCTGACGCCAAGAAAAAGGGCGGTGAATAATGTCGTTATCGTTCCCCACTATTCCGTCAGACCTCCGTGTGCCGCTGTTCTGGGCGGAGATGGACAACAGCGAAGCGAATACCACGCAGAGCATCGGCCCGTCACTGCTGATCGGCCTCGCTTCAGCCGACAGCACCATCGTTAAAAACAAACTGACCATCATGCCGTCAGCGGCGCTTGCGGGTAAGGTTGCAGGGCGTGGCAGCCAGCTGGCCCGCATGGTGGCGCGTTATCGTGCTGTTGATCCATTTGGTGAGCTGTGGGTTATCGCGGTAACCGAGCCGGAAGGCGAAACTGCCAAAGGCACCGTGACGCTGACCGGCAATGCGCAGGCATCAGGTTCACTCAGCCTGTATATCGGCGCAGATCGTGTTCAGGCCGCTGTAGTGACCGGCGACGCTCCTGCAGCCGTGGCTGCAACGCTGGCCGCTGCCATTAACGGCAGCGCCGACCTGCCGGTGATCGCCGCTGCTGCGGCTGGAGCCGTGACACTTACTGCACGTCACAAAGGCATTACCGGCAACAGCATTCCTCTGGCGCTGAACTACCACGGCACCGTGGGAAGTGAAACCACACCTGACGGCGTTAACGTTGCGATTGCCGCCATGGCGGGCGGTACGGGTTCACCGTCACTGGCTGCGACCGTGGCCGCGATGGGCGATGAGCCGTTTGACTTCATCGGCACGCCGTTCAGTGATTCCGCCTCCCTGGCGACACTGGCGCTGGAGATGAACGATTCTTCCGGTCGCTGGGGCTATGCACGTGGGCTTTACGGTCATGTTTACACGGCGAAAATCGGCACGCTGTCAGACCTGGTTGCATTTGGCGACACCATGAACAACCAGCACATTACCGTAGCCGGTTATGAGCCTGCCGTTCAGACCGCTGCTGATGAGCTGGTCGCACTGCGCACCGCACGCAACGCCGTGTTTATCCGCACTGACCCGGCCCGCCCTACGCAGACCGGTGAGCTGACCGGCGCATTACCGGCACCGGCAGGAAGCCGCTTTACCCTGACCGAGCAGCAGTCGCTTCTGAAGCACGGTATCGCTACGGCTTACGCTGAGAGCGGTGTGCTGCGCATTCAGCGCGACATTACTACCTATCAGAAAAACGCCTATGGCGTGGCGGATAACAGCTACCTGGACAGCGAGACGCTGCATACCAGCGCCTACGTTATCCGTCAGCTGAAAAGCATCATTACCAGCAAGTATCCGCGTCATAAGCTGGCGAATGACGGAACGCGCTTCGGTCCGGGGCAGGCCATTGTGACGCCTGCAGTGCTGAAGGGTGAGATGTGCGCCAGCTATCGCACGATGGAACGGGCGGGGATCGTGGAGAACTTCGAACTCTTCAAGCAGCATCTGGTGGTAGAGCGCAACGTCAGCGACCCGACTCGCGTGGATGTACTGTTCCCACCGGATTACGTCAACCAGCTGCGCGTCTTTGCGCTGCTTAATCAGTTCCGTCTGCAATACAGCGAGGAGACCGCGTAATGGCAAAGATTGCGGGTACAACGTATTTCAAGGTGGATGGCCAGCAGTTGTCGCTGACCGGCGGCATTGAGGTGCCGATGAACACCAAGGTGCGTGATGACGTGATCGGCCTGGCCGGTGACGTGGATTACAAAGAGACGCACCGAGCGCCGTACACAAAAGGCACTTTTAAAGTGCCTAAAAACTTCCCGATCAGCAAACTGACTGACTCAGACCAAATGACCATTACTTCGGAAATGGCTAACGGCATGGTGTACGTGCTGTCTGAAGCTTTTCTGTTTGGTGAGGCCAATTACAACCCGGAAGAGGGTACGGTTGACCTCGAATTCCACGGCACAGAAGGATTCTTCCAGTGAGTGAACTTCAGCTTTCAAAACCTATTACGGCACATGGTGAGACTATTCATGTGCTGGAACTACGCGATCCAACCGGTAAGGATGTGCGTGAGCTGGGCTATCCGTATCAGATGAATCAGGATGAGTCAGTGAAGCTGCTGGCTCATGTCGTCGCTAAATACATCAGCCAGCTGGGCGGCATTCCACCCAGCTCAGTTGATGACATGTCGCCATCAGACCTGAATGCTGCTGGCTGGGTAGTTGCCGGTTTTTTCCTTCAGGCCTGACAGCTAAAGAGCTGCTTAATCTGTACTTCGATTGCGCCAGTTATTGGCGCATAAATCCTCTGGAAGTCCTGAGCGAGGACTTAAAAAGCCTGCAATTGCTTATCGACCAGGCGAACCGGATAGAACGGGAGCGAAAAGCCAATGGCTGAATTTGAACTGAAGGCGCTCATTACCGGCGTTGACAGACTTTCGCCTGCGCTTGGCCGCATGCAAAAGAACCTGCGCCGGTTCCGTAAAGATGCAGAGGAAGCGGGCAGGGGCGGCATGGCTATGGCCGGCGGTCTTGCTGCCGGGCTGACAGGTTCGCTGGTTGCCTTTGCCAAACAGGAAGACGCCGCGACAGGCCTGAAAGTTGCCATGATGGACGCCAGCGGCGCGGTTGGCTCTGACTTCGAAAAAATTAATAAGCTGGCCATTGGCCTGGGTAATAAACTGCCCGGCACTACTGCTGATTTCCAGAACATGATGCAGATGCTTGTCAGGCAGGGTATTCCGGCTCAGAACATCCTGAGTGGTGTTGGTGAGGCTTCCGCTTATCTGGCGGTTCAGCTAAAGAAAACACCTGAAGCCGCGGCAGAATTTGCTGCAAAAATGCAGGATGCTACCGGCACGGCTTCAGAAGACATGATGGGATTATTCGACACGATCCAAAAAGCTTTTTACCTGGGCGTCGATGATACCAACATGCTCTCTTTCTTTTCTAAGACCAGCTCAATTCTGAAGATGGTTAGCAAAGATGGCCTCACAGCGGCTCGTGCTTTGGCCCCCATTTCAGTGATGATGGATCAGATGGGGATGGAGGGGGAGGCTTCCGGTAACGCCCTCCGAAAAGTATTCCAGGCGGGCTTTGATGGTAAAAAGATGAAGGCAGCCAACAAGCTGCTAAGTCGAAAAGGTATTCAGTTAGATTTTACCGATGGCAAGGGTGAGTTCGGCGGCTTGGATAATCTTTTCAAGCAACTGAATAAGCTTCAGTCATTAACTACCAAGCAAAAGACCACCATCATCAAACAGATATTTGGCGATGATGCGGAAACACTTCAGGTGTTAAATGCGCTAATCGATAAAGGTAAAACCGGCTATGACCAGATTCAGGAGAAAATGGGAAAGCAGGCGGACCTTAATAAGCGTGTTAATGCTCAGCTAAGCACACTTTCCAATATCTGGGAGTCATTGACCGGTACAGCGGTCAATGGTCTTGCGGCAATCGGCGGGGCTTTTGCTGGTGATGCTAAAAGGCTGGTGGGCTGGCTGGGTGACATGTCAGAGCGCTTTACTGAGTTTGCTGACAAAAACCCGAAGGTTATTCGAGGTGCATTTGGCATCGCAGCCGGTTTTGTCGGAATGAAGTTGGGGCTGCTGGGAATTAACTTTGCGCTGGGTATTCTGGGGCAGGGACTGAAGCTTTCTCCGATGGGCATATTCCTTAGACTTGCAGCGCTGGGAATTGGTCTCTTGATTTCTGATTGGGATAAGTTCGGTCCTGTTGTAGAGAAAGTCTGGACTAAAATCGACGGCCTGGCAGAGGCGCTGGGTGGCATGAACGGAATCATCACCGGGATTGGTGGGGTGATGGCCGGGTTATTCACGCTTCAGGTTATTGGATCGCTCACCACAGCCACAACTAAAGCAAGTGGGCTACTCGCTGTTCTTACCAAAATAGGAAAGTTGAGCGCTCTGACGGTTTCAATAGCGGTCGCACTTTACATGTTTAAAAAGCTGGAAGAAATCTCTGATGCGACTACCCAGAAAGATGGCACGGAATCATTCTGGGAGTCACTTAAGAAGAGGTGGAAGGCTGGCGGCTGGTATAACAATGAGCAGCAGTTGAAGGGTGGTAGCGTTCCGCTAAATCCGGAAAGCATGAGCGGTCCATTAATGCGTGACGATGCAACATCACAAAAGGGAGAGCTTAAAGTTTCTTTCGAAAACGCTCCTCCCGGAATGCGCGTTGAGCCAGTAGGTGGCGCTCTTCCATGGTTTGATCTTGATGTGGGTTATAATCGGTTTTCTAATTCGAATTGAGGAGTAGCCTTCATGCGTTTTTTTCCGCTTTTAATGGCATTATTTTTTGTCAGTGGGGTATCTGCCAGTGAGTGTTACCCCGCTTTTAATGAGAAAGATTTCATTAAGGCAATCGGGAAAAAACCTGAGAAGGTGCAAGTGTTCAAAGATGGCGGCACGCTAAGGCATCAGTATTCATTCCGAAAGGATCAGACGGATGAAGAGGCGTTCGGTGATAACATCAAAGCTGAGTATGAACCTCAACTTTACATTACCGTTTATGAGCCGCCATGCCCTAACAGGGTAAAAATTCACTTCTTCGCAAACGAAGATAAGTCGATGAATCAGGTTAACGTTGCGCTGGCTGGTAAGGCTTTTGAATATCTGACAGGAACCAGCATTACAATTTTCGGAAATAAGCTGGAGAAGCTTAAGAGTGTTCAGCGGTTTGAGTCTTACGATCAAAAAGCTGATTCTTTATTCGTTAGAACTGGCGACTCCTATTCGATACAGATACACCTGAAATAAACACCAACCCGCTCCGGCGGGTTTTTTTATGCCCGGAGTAAGCCATGACCTGGAAAGATAATCTGCAGGATGCCTCACTGCGTGGCATCGCGTTTAAGGTGGACAGCGACGAAGCAACCTTTGGGCGTCGCGTGCAGGTGCATGAGTACCCCAATCGCGACAAACCGTGGGCGGAAGATTTGGGCCGCGCGACGCGCCGCTTCAGCGTTCAGGCTTATCTGATTGGCGATGATTTCTTTGAGCAGCGTAACCGCCTGATTCAAGCCATTGAAAAGCCGGGATCATGCACGCTGGTTCATCCTTACTACGGCGAGATGACCGTGGTAGTAGATGATGCCGTTCGCGTCAGCCATTCACAGAGCGAAGGGCGTATGTGCCGCGTCAGCTTCAGCTTCGTTGAGTCCGGTGAATTATCGTTTCCCACCGCTGGACTGGCAACCGGACAGAAACTCACATCGTCAGTTTCATTCCTGGACGATGCAATTTCATCGGCATTCGGTGCCTTTGGTATGGATGGCATGCCTGACTTCCTGCAGGACGGTGTGCTGGATGAGGCAACCGGTATGTTCAATACCGTAACCAGTGCCTTTCAGTATGTTGATTCTGGTATCAGCGCCGCATCACGTCTGATGCAGGGTGATTTGTCGGTGCTGCTAAGCCCGCCGTCCAGCGGTATGAATTTTGTTAACCGGCTTCAGATCATGTGGCGGGCAGGTTCTCGCCTTAATGGTAACGCTTCCGATCTGATGTCGATGATTAAAGGGCTGACCGGTGTCACGGTTGATTCCGGTCTGGCTCCGCGCGGCGTCTGGAAAACCGAAAGCAAGACAGCACAGGCGCAGACCACGCAGCGCAATTACGTTGCGCAGGCGGTACGCACCACGGCCATTAGCGAGGCGGCCGCAACGGTTACCAGCCTGCCGCAGCCTGCAAATCGTACCATTACGCGCCAGCAGGACTCGCAGCAGCCAGTCGTGGTATCACATCCTGCCGTCAGCAACATACGGCCTGATTCCGGTAATGCGGCTTCTGATTCAGGCACCACAGCGACAGCGGCCGTTTCTGCTTCTTCCGGCGTTACCACCTCTCTGGATAACGGCACCGTAATTTCATGGGATGACCTTGCACAGGTTCGCGACAGCCTTAATGAAGCGATTGACCTTGAGATGGAGCGCGTTTCAGATGACGGCCTTTATCAGGCGCTGGTCACCGTGCGTACAGACGTTAACCGCGATATCTCTGCACGGCTGGAGCAGGTCGAGCGCATGACGGAGCGCACACCTTCGCAGGTTATGCCCGCGCTGGTGCTGGCCGCCGACTGGTACGACTCTGCATCCCGTGCCGGTGACATCACCGCTCGTAACGGCATTCGCCATCCCGGCTTCGTGCCGGTTCAGTCACTGAGGGTGCCGGTACGATGAACAACACAGTTATTTTACGTGTGAACGGTCAGGAGTGGGGAGGCTGGACTTCGGTCAGGATCGCCGCAGGGATTGAGCGTATTGCCCGCGACTTCGCCGTTGAGATTACCCGCAGCTGGCCCGGCGATACCGATCAGGCGGTGCGCAGTACCCGCATTAAAAACGGCGATCTGGTTGAGGTGCTGATAGGCACCGATAAGGTGCTGACCGGCTACGTTGAGGCTACGCCGGTCCGGTACGACGCACGTAGCATCAGCACCGGGATTTCAGGGCGCAGCAAAACGGCTGACCTTATCGATTGCTCAGCCACGCCGTCACAGTATGCCGGGCGTTCTCTGGCGCAGGTGGCTGCAGAGCTGGCGAAGCCGTTCAGCATTATGGTGGTGGATGCGGGCGGCGCATCCGGTGCACTTCAGGGAATTCAGGCCGACCAGGGTGAAACGGTCATGGACGTACTGAACAAAATGCTCGGACTGCAGCAGGCGCTGGCATATGACAACGCGCAGGGCAATCTGGTAATCGGCGGCATCGGCAGTCAGCAGGCACACACCGCACTGGTGCTGGGTGAAAATATTCTTTCCTGCGACACGGAAAAGAGCATCCGGGACCGGTTCAGCGACTATCAGGTGTCCGGTCAGCGCAAGGGTAACGACGACGACTTTGGCGAGGCCACAACTACGGCTATCCGCTCAAAGACCATCGATGGCGGCCTGAAGCGCTACCGCCCGATGATTATCCGCCAGACCGGCAACGCCACCACGGCAACCTGCAGCGCACGCGCAGAATTTGAGATGCGCCAGCGTGCTGCACGCACCGATGAGGTGACCTATACCGTACAGGGCTGGCGGCAGGGTGACGGCTCACTCTGGCTGCCAAACCTGCAGGTGATCGTCTTTGATCCCGTTCTGGGTTTTAACAACCGTCAGATGGTGATCGCTGAGGTGACCTACCAACAGGATGAAAACGGCACCGTGACCGAAATCCGCGTCGGGCCGCCTGATGCTTATCTTCCTGAGCCGGCGAAACCCGGCAAGCGGCAGAAAAAGAAAGAAGAGGATGATTTCTGATGGCTAACCCGATTTCAGGTATGGGGCGTGCGTTGTCGAACCTATTGGCGCGTGCTGTCGTTCGCGGACTGAATACAGCAACGAAATGCCAGATGCTGCAGGTTGAAATGGCGGGTGGCGAGGGCAAAAGCGATATTGAGCATATGGAGCCTTACGGATTTACGGCTGCGCCGCTCATCGGGGCTGAGGCCGTGGCCGCTTACTTTGACGGTGACAGGTCACACGGGGTAGTGCTGGTTGTCTCTGACCGGCGTTACCGCATTAAAGGTCTGAAGCTTGGTGAAGTGGCGGTATATGACGATCAGGGACAGTCGGTCACGCTGACCCGTGCTGGGATAGTTGTTAATGGCGCAGGCAAGCCAATCACGTTTACCAATGCGCCAAAAGCCCGGTTCGAAATGGACATCGAATCGACAGGCGAGATCAAAGATAAGTGTGATTCTTCCGGCCTGACCATGTCAGCCATGCGCGTCTCCTATAACGGTCACACACATAAAGAGAACGGATCGGGCGGCGGCACTACCGACGCGCCCACGCAGAAAATGGTGGCGTCATGATTATTGTAATTAATGGAGTGCCGCGTGACGTGACGTGGCCGCCCGATCCTCTTACACGCGCGGTAATTATCTCACTGTTCTCCTGGCGAAAGGCTGAGCCTGACGACAGCCCGGAACAGGAAAACGGCTGGTGGGGTGACAGCTTCCCGACCGTGCAAAATGACCGCATCGGCTCACGTCTATATCTTCTCAGTCGGCAGACGCTCACCAATAAAACGCCGCTCAAAGCCCGCGAATATATTAGCCAGGCGCTTCAGTGGCTGGTGGATGACGGCGTTGCGGTTCGGGTGGACGTGAAGGCCGAGCGGACCGGGATTAATACACTCAGTGCTTCAGTAGTTATCAGCCAGAAAGACGGTAACCGCACGGCATTTTCCTTTGACGATTTATGGAGTGAACTTAATGGCTGACAGTGGATTTACCCGCCCGACACTCCCTCAGTTAATCACCACCGTCCGCAACGATATTCTCACCCGCTTGGCTGCAGATACCACACTGGCCGCATTGCGCCGTACCGATGCAGAAGTTTATGGACGGGTCCAGGCGGCGGCGGTGCATACCGTGTATGGCTACATCGACTATCTGGCGCGCAACCTTTTGCCGGACCTTGCGGATGAGGACTGGCTGACACGCCACGCCAACATGAAGAGATGCCCGCGAAAAGCGGCTACAGCAGCAACCGGTTATGTGCGCTGGGACGTGGCAACGAGCGGCATCCCTGTTCCTGCCGGTGTCACAATTCAGCGTGATGATCTCGTTTCATTCACCACGACAGCTAAAGCGACCTCGGCGGGTGGCGTTCTGCGCGTGCCAGTTGTCTGCGATACGGCAGGTAAAGCAGGTAACACTGATGACGGGCTGGCAATGCGCCTGGTTAGCCCGATTACCGGACTGACCTCAGCTGGTGTGGCGGACAGCATTCAGGGTGGCGCTGACATTGAAGATTTAGAAGTCTGGCGTGCCCGCGTCATTGAGCGGTGGTACTGGACCCCGCAGGGCGGCGCTGACGGTGATTATGAAGTCTGGGCTAAAGAAGTGGCTGGCGTAACACGCGCATGGACATACAGGCACTGGAGCGGTCGGGGAACGGTAGGCGTTATGGTGGCGAACAGCGACCTCATTAATCCGATCCCTGACGCTGCTACCGTCGCAGCTGTAAAGGCATACATCGAACCGCTTGCACCGGTGGCCGGAGCCGATATCTACGTTTTTGCTCCCACGCCTCACATCGTTAATTTCCAGATTCGACTCAACCCGAACACCGCAGCAGTGCGCTATGCCGTAGAGGCTGAGTTGCGCTCAATGATGCTGCGCGATGGCGGTCCTGAAAACGTGCTGAAGCCGTCCCGCATCAGCGAAGCTATTAGCATCGCAACGGGTGAGTACAGTCATACGCTGGTCAGCCCTGTTGCTGATATCACCATCGGGAAAGGCGAGTTGGGTGTGGTGGGGGCAATCTCATGGACTTAACGGCGCAGTACCGGCAGATGCTTGGCGCTCTGCTGCCGCGTGGCCCGGCGTGGGACAGTGACGACCTGCTACTGACCGGTATGGCACCTTCACTTTCTGCAGTACACAGCCGCGGCGATTCGCTCATGCTGGAGACTGACCCACGATCAGTGACAGAGCTGATTGACCGTTATGAAAGCATCAGTGGGCTGCCGGACAGCTGCGCACCTGCAGGCGTGCAGACCCTGCAGCAGAGACGCCAGCGGTTGGATGCGAAGATAAATCTGGCGGGCGGCATCAATGAGGCGTTCTACTTGGCCCAGCTTGAGGCGCTGGGTTACACGGGCGTCACTATCACCCGCTACAACAAAAGCCAGTTTAACTGCCTGTCCGTTTGCACCGACTCACTTTACAGCGATGAATGGCGCTACTACTGGCAGGTGAATATGCCCGCCTACACGCAGATAACGCCGATGACGGCCATCAGCAACTGTACGGACAGCCTGAGAATGTGGGGTGACACCGTTGCGGAGTGCGTCCTTAACAAGCTGGCCCCCTCACACACTTACGTTATTTTCAGATACCCGGAGTAAACATGCATCGTATTGACACATCTACCGCGCAGGTGGATAAATTTGGCGCGGGTAAAAATGGCTTTACCGGCGGTAACCCTCAAACCGGAGAATTACCTACAGCCCTGGACGCGGACTTCTTTGATGCAGTTCAGGAAGAAATCGCCCGAGTTATAGAAGCGGCGGGCCTGACGCTCAATAAAACTAACAAAGCACAGTTGCTCGCAGCAATGAATACTTTGGTTGGGCCTGGACGTCTCCTGAATGTCCAGCTATTCACTGCATCCGGCACCTACACGCCGACACCTGGAACCAAATCAATAGTTGTTGAGGTGCAGGGCGCGGGCGGCGGAGCAGGCGGGATTGGTGGCGCTGGCACAGGCACCGTTGCTATCGGTAACGGTGGTGCAGCGGGTGGATACGCTAAATCTCGATTAACTTCTGGCTTCTCAGGTGGAATATCCATCACTGTTGGCACGGGCGGGCCAGGGGGAAATCTGGCTCCAACTAACGGGACTGATGGCGGGCTATCTTCATTTGGTTCAACAATTATCGCAAATGGAGGGGCGGGAGGTCTGGGTCAGAATCAAACAACACCTCCATATTCGGTGACTGGATCATTGGGTGGCATCGCTACTGGTGGCAATATTGTCAATATGCGCGGAGGGGCATCAGCTAACGGTGCCGCACTGAGTACGGGGAGTGTATTACCGGGGATCGGCGGGGCCGCCATGCTGGGTTTGCCGGTTTTAAGCCCAGCTAACAACGGAGCTCCAATCTATGCTGCTTTCGGTTATGGAGCAGGTGGTGGCGGTTCATATGCATTTAACCGGGCTGGCTTTTCAGGTGGAAGTGGCGCCAATGGCGTGGTTATTATTTGGGAGTATGCATAATGTCAGCTTACGCTTTGATTAAAGACGGACTTGTCGTCAATGCAGTGTTATGGAATGGAGAGGGTGACATTTTTCAGGAATTTGAAACCTATGAAATCGGCGAGGGAGAGATTGTTGGTCCAGGGTATTCGGCAAAGAAAGACGCAAAAGGTAAATGGACATTTTCGGCTCCGGTAGTCCAGCTAACCCCTGAAGAGCAGGCTAACAAAAACATTCAGGATGCATCGTCATCATACGATCGCGCCTCAGTAAAAATAACATCTCTTAACCAGATTATTGAGGACGAAGATTATTCCTCCACTGCAGAGGAGGATGCTCGGGAAGAGCTTGCAACATGGACATCCTATAGAAAGGCATTAAGAGCATACATTTCCAAGGGGGATGGAAAAGTTTCACTCCCCAAATCACCTGAACAATAACTTACCTTATCGCTCTAAGTTAACTCTGTATTCTTTTTGAATATTGCCAAGATGCTGGTAGCTATCGGACCTGATTTACTGATAGCTACCTCGTCTATGTATCTCGAGAAAAGACAGGACACTGCGAGTGTTATGGGTACTACCGCGATAGCGCAAATCATTATGGATGTCAGGCTAAAACTAAATCGCGTTATGACCAATGGAGCTATAATAGCCAATATAATAGTGTGGATTAAATAAACAGAAAATGACAGGCGTCCAAGCCACTGGAAAAACCTAAGCTCAAGAAACTTTAATGGCTGCATGCTGATTACGAAGCAGGTCATTATCATGATCGTTCCTATTATGCTCACAATGAAACCTTTTGTAAGCTGAAGCCCTTTCTCGTTTGCATAATCAAGCACATGATTTACGAGCGCGTAGGAAGCACTTTCCGAGTTAAACCCGTAGAGGTAAACACCTGCGATTAGCAGAATGTATGACCCAGCCTTTCTTATGGTAGCCCCCTTATGAACGACATCAAATGTCGCCAGAAATACTCCCACCGCAAACAGACCAATCCCCCATACAAATGGCACGCCGCTATGAATTCCACAAACAGAAATGACAAGGCAAACAATCCGCAGCATCGTTAACCGTGAGCTCATTAACGCCAATAATGCATAAACCATGATTGAGCCAAAAAACTCTATGTTAATCGTCCAGAGAACGTAATTGAACGTGCCATTACCAAGAAATATAGAGCCGTAAATAGCATCTTTAACTGGCGTAAGCGCCTCGAATGAAGCGGTATAGGCATTGTATAAATCATATCGCGGTCCAACCAGACTTGCTGGAAACGCTCCAAGCCCCATCAAAATCACACATAAAATAATAGATGATGCAACGGGGATGTTTAATCTGAAGTATCGCTTTATAACTGCTCGGAGTAAGAATCCTTTACGGGCGCCTCTTCTTATCATCGAATAAGAGAGCACAAATCCACTCATTACAAAAAACAGCATAACCGCTGACGTGCCCTTAAAGAAAAAGGTAAAAGGGCTATTGAATAGATGCGTTGCCCAGCTTTTTGGGTTCGCGTCAAATGAAGCACCAAGGTGAAGGTATGGGCATATCAGAAGAGTAATGTGGGAAAAGATTACGAAGATTGCTGCCACACCCCGTAAGCCATCCAGGGCAAATATTTTACTAGGATTGGACACCTAAAAGCTCCGCTTGTATTAATTGAATGTTAACCTGTGCTTATGGGTAATCATATCTCATGAGCAGCCGCAGGAATAGAAAAGCCTTTAAAATGATGATAATAACCCTTCCCCCACAATCGCTTAGAATAAAAAAGCCCCGGCGACGGGGCAGAGTGTACCGCGCCAGTCTCAGCGGGCTGCAGGTGTAATTTGAGATTAGTAGTCACCCGAAGTGTCCGCCAACTAAAAATCCTTCGCCATCAACCCCTTTACAAATCTGTGCGCCGCTCCGCCTTGATCAAATCTAACGATCGATATTACTGTTTATCTATACAGTATTTATCAGAGGAGAATTTATCATGGCGAGAGAGAGTGACATACTTGCGGCGTTCACTGGAGCGATAACGAAGGACGGCAGAGGGCGGCAGATTGTCACCACTGCGGCGTTCCAGAAGCGGCTGGATGACCTGAATCACGTGTGGACGCTGGCAGAGTGCAACCGGTGGATTAGGCGTTACCAGAATTTCTTCTTCGAGCTGGTTACCGAGGAGACCGAGAATAAGACCTGGTCGTTACGCAACATGGGATACGTGAGGTAGCTATGGGATTTCCATCACCAGCGTCAGACTACACTGAGCGCCGCATCGACCTGAACGATGTACTGATGCCTCACCGTAATAACATGATCCTGATTGAGACGCCGGACGGATTCGTGCTGGCTGACAAGTCTGTGAAGCCAGTGCCGGGAGATAAGGTCGCATTCCAGATAGGCGAGTTCCCGCAACTGGGAAGGCTGTTCCGAACGGGTATCATTACTTTGGAAGGTGAGACAATCGACGGAGAGGGCATGGACGGGATCATCGTGCTGGGGAAGGTGACCGCTGAGATTGTCTCCGTTTACGAGCCACTAAGACCGATTATTTAGACGTTACAGTTACCTACGAATGAAATCTTATTGAGCTCGTAAAAAACCCGGCGAGTGCCGGGTTTTTTTTAGGCTTCTGCTTCTTCTTTTCGCTTAGCTTCAGCATCACGAATATGCTGAATAGCTTTTTTCAACTTTTCCTTAGAAGCATCATCCCAAGGTTTAGCACCCTTTCCAACAGGGGCTGATGGGGTTAGCGCGCCATTAGCGAGCAACTGACGTACTTCAGCTACTTCCTGCGCACTGATTGATACTGGGGTAGCACCTGGCTTTTTAGTGTCCATAATAAATCCCCTATCTAACATGATGTTCACAACTTCCTGAATGGTTTCTAGGCTGGTTTCAATGTCGTTTTTTAGGCTTGGAAAATCAACAAACCTTACAGTACCGCCTGAAAAAGGGTCCATGCATATAGCATAGTCTATTGCTGTTCTTGCACACGTCGAATCAATCCAGTTGTCAGCAGCAAATGCACTGCCTGAACCTGAGAAAGCTGCAAGAACCTCATTTGCGTCTGGATCGAAAATAGTATGTTTGTGACCTTCATCAAAGAGAACATCGTTCGTAGACATCTCAATGATGTAAATGGCAAAAGGCATCTGACCTGGAATCTCAGTCGGTGGCATTTCTGCTTCAGGGTCAAGTTCTGAGACGAGAAGCCATTTCTTCCACAACTCAATCAGATAACCGTTGCCTGCTAACACCATGACTGTGTCTTCACGGAGAGCAAGCTTTCCGAATCCAACATCGTCGACATAAAGGATATGACCCTCATATCCTAAGTGATCAAGTCTACATGACCATCTTGAATCACTTGTGACAGCTTTTGCCATTCTGTCATAAACTGTTGTTGTCAT